TAGTAGTTTCTATAGGTAATGTAGTACTACTTGTTGTAGTGGTTGTTGGTAAAGTACTAGTAGTAGTTGTAGTTGGGCAATTAGTTGGTAAGTCTATACAATTAGTACAGTCACCTACAGAACAAACTCTAATAATAGTTGCACCTAAAGGAAGCTCTACAATATAACCAAGTAACATATCATCAGTAGGAACTTGTGTTCTAAAAGGAGAAGAATATCCATCTGCATCTGAAAATAAATCAAATGGTCCAGCTAAGCCAGAGGGAGGAATTGTTATGGTTATTTGTATTAACATATCTTAAGGTATTGTAGTAGTGGTTGTTGGTTCTGGTAGAGACTTTAATGCAATATCTATAAAATTAACACATTTATTGGTAGATTTAACTCGCACCTCATTAGTATAATCTGGAACTAAAGAAGTGGTGTAACCATTCAATAATGAAACTTTACTTACGTTTATTTCAAAAGCAGTTTGAAAACCATCAACATCTGAATATAGTTCAAAGTTACTGGTGTCAGTACCTGCAGTAGTTAGTGTTAATAATACAGTCATAATTATGGACAGCAATTATTGTTAATATTAGTTATTTGATTATTTATATCAATTATTTGTTCTTTCATTGCAGCAATATCTTGAGTGTTTTGAGCTTGTTGAGTTTGTAAATCACAAAGAAGAGCATCTATTTTTGATAGTGCAACATTTAATGTATCACAAGCTTCTACATTTGAACAAGGGGTTGTGGGCCCATCATACACAACTGTGCTTGACAAAGGTCCATTTGTTCCACATGAATTTGTAGAAGAGTTACATCCGCAAGGACTATTTAAAACTACACCAGTGCAGCAAGGGTTTACAGGTAAGTATGCCATTTTGTTTTTATTTTAAGGTATGTAAATTATATAATATCCTGCTCTTCCAGGCTGATAGTTTTGATGAGAGTCTCCTCCACCTGTATTGTCTACAGATACTACAGTCTCAACCGTTTGTGTTATTTGATCCCAAGGACTAGTTGACCTTACAGGTGGGCCTGATACACCTATACTTGGTAAATTACCTAAATGATTAAATTTTATAGCATATGTAGCATCATTTCCACTTGAACACCAGTTACTTAAATTTTGAGTTGTGGATGTACCACCATCATTACATTGACCTCCGCCAGGTGATGGTTCAAATAATTTATGACTGTGAGTGCTTGGAGTTAATGCTGATTGTGCAGTAGCTCCGTGAAAATGACTAGGAATCTGTTGTGTTGTTAATATAACATTATTTGATCCAAGTGCATTAAAATTACCCCCTGTCCAAGTAGGGTTACCTTGTATATTAGGATTAACAGCATCATCATATCCAGCATTTCCTAACATGTCCGTAACTCCAACTATCACTCTTCCTCTTAAATCAGGTGTAGCATTAGTACCATTACATAAATATATATTTGCCCAATCACCTAAACCTGCTCCACCTCCATCAAAGTTACTTAATGGTCCGTAGTAAGCTGTCACTGCATAAGGAACCATTCGATTACTAATCAAAGATGCACTAGGATCACTTTGTATATAGCTCTCAATATAAGAATTAATATCTGAAATTGCAACATAAGTGTTAGCTACATAGTCTATAAAACTAGTTAACTGTTCTGATACTTGACAAAGTTTATTAATTACAGCTTGCAATACAGCTTGTGTGTCAGTGCTTTCTGTAGGATCATCAGTAGCACCTGGAACAGTAAGACATCCTAGTATATATGGATCATTAGGTATTTCTTCTTCTATTACTACAATTGACTCTTCTATTTTACAAAGAGCTTGAGTGATAGCTGTTAGATAATTATTAAGTGAAAGAGGACTACAATCAGGTAACTCACTGTCCACTGTTGGACAAATAGAACTAGCTGGAATTATAGGTAATATACCTGTTCCATCAAGTGTAGAACTTAAAAAGTTTATAATACTTTGCTCTATGAAAGACAAAGAATCTCCGTTTTGAATTCCTAGAAGTGGTACATCCACTCCTGTATATTTAACGCATTTGTCTGAAGTTATTTCAGTACATCCGTTATAGCAATTTGAGCAATTTTGTGTTGACATAATATTATTATTTATATTTTAGCAATCGTTGGTTAAATCTGAATCATTAGTTAAGCCTGCTTGATAATAAAATTTTCCGTTGCAGTTTTTTATTTTATCACCACTTACACCTATTTCTGTTATATTTTCAAAACTTTCAGTATTTACAACTTTAAAGTTATCTAAATCAATTGATGGATCCCACCATTCAACTCCTAATTCTGCTGCAATGTGATCAATTCTACAGAATAAAAACCTTGTAGAACAGGAATTAGTTCCTATTTGAGTACAACATGTATTACCATTATATTCTGGAGGCATATCTGACATATTACAACCACCTGCAAAAAGTAATCCAACTAAAACAGTACCTCCACCTGATGATAGTTTTGCATACACTGCAGAACCTGAGTCTCCTGGTAATCCTGGATTTAAACATCCTGGTTGTTGAGAATTTGGTGTATCTGCATCTGGTCTTATTACACTTATACAGTCCTCAAATTCACATACTACTTGTTGACCTTGAACATTATAAGCAATCTGCGCCATAACACCCACTGCATTTACTCTAAGCCAACATCCAGTGTTAGAATCACCCATAGGTCCTGAAGTTCTACCTGAAAAAACTATTTGTGGATTATCATTAAATAAATTATTTAATTCTGCTGTTGTAGCAAATCTAGGATTATTAGTTCCAATAGATACCCCAAGAGGTTTCCAAGAATCCAAATAATCAACATCATTTTTCTCAACATTAAATGCTGCAGCATCTACTTTATTTGGTAATACAAGACCTTGTGACATTGTTGTAATTGGTACATATCTTACACTTCTACCTATTCGATTGCCAGGTGCTTGCATAGTACTATCTTCTCGTCCTTGAACTACATGGTTTATATTAACGTAATCATTTTTTATCTCACCAGTTAATATATTTCTTGCTGAAGTAAAGCTAGCATCATTAACAGTAACGTGATTATTAGTAAGTCCTAAAATTGCACCTGTTCCTGTATCTTTTACAAAAGTTCCTAGTGTTCCAATCTTTTCACTATTATTAGTGGAACTAATAGTAAGGCCTGGTTTAAGAGGTCTCATAAAATCTCGGTTGCCAGTACTTGCTCCACCAAACCAACCTCCACAATTTGCACATGTAATAAAAGCATAAGTTTGACCTTCTTCAATTACATCTATTTTAATTGTGTCATCACCAACTATAACTTTATTTGGTAATATTTCATTTTCAGACAATTGATCAATAGGTTTTTTTTCTAGGAATGAACATATAATTGCAGGCTCTCCTGTAGCTTTACCATTAGATACCTTCTCACCTAATCCAACAGATAAAAGTTTAGGGTTGCTCCTTTTTATCTCTTTTATTTTATCTTTTATTTCTTGTGTCAGTTTCATACTATTAATCATTTATTTCTGATTCAAACCTAGTCCATATTGTTCTAACCTCTCCATCAGGTGGTCTTTCACTAGTGGTTGTTGTTATTACTTTAACTATAAACCCATCACTAATTCTACAACCTGGTCTACTTGCAGCACCAGTAGCAAACTCTGAATTTTCATCTCCAGTAATTGGAGCTTGGAAGTCAGGAACTTTTGTCCATAATTCTGTGTTTATATCTATACTCCAAAGTCCTATTGTTGATGATTGAGAATTAATTCCAGCACTAATATATATAGAGTTTCCAATCATGGAAATATCTTTAGCACCACTTACTCCTTGTGGTAATTCTATTGAATTTTCAAACAATCCAGTTGCATAATCCCATTGAGTTATATACCATGGGGTGTTAAATCCTAGCTCATCTTGTCCAATAGCTATTAACTTATTTGGCGTTACACCATCTGTTTTAAGTGTAATTAATGTTTCTCCATTTAAAATCCATCCAGTATTTTCAAACTTCTGAGTAATTAACAATTCATTACTTCCATCAACTATTTCTACTTCTAAAGTTTTGTTGTTAAGTCCACCAACAACACGATCAAAACTAACCCATTTAGTATCACTGATTACACTAATTCCAGTTACTGTAGGGAAGAAATTTGGTGTAGTATATTCTGTACGTTCCCATTCTAAATTAATAGGTACACCAGTGGTAGATAGATCATATGAATATCTTGTAAATCTAGAACGTTCACCTTCTGATGCAGGGTTACATTGAGTTATAATAAAATTGTTACTTATTCCTAAACTAGGAATATTAAAGTAACTAGCTGAAGGTAATGATACTTCTTCTAGTGCAGCTGATACAGGATTCCAAGCATATATTCTTTTGAACTCACCACTGTCATTTGTAGAGCTACATGTTCCTATATTATCATTACAGCTTTCAGGGAATCCATCTGCAAATATTCTTAAACATTCAAAAGAAGTTGCTGGACAACCCATTCCTATTGGAGTTCCATCACCATCGTTTGTTGATAAAATAGTTAGTGATGTAAAGTCTTGAGATCCTGTAACAATAACTTCACAACTAGCATATCCATAATAAACTTCTTCATCTGTGTAAATCTCATTTCCATTTTGAATACTCATATTACAACCAATCACTAATGATAGTGTAGTGTTTGATGAGTTTGTAAGGAATCTAAAATTATCACCAGTATCCATCACAGATATTCTTATTGGTATATTGTTAACTGGTATTGGAAAATCTATAATATAATCAGCTGCTGGATTATCAAGATTAGTAGAGTCGTTTCCAGATAATACAGCACATTCAAAAGGTTGTCCTTCTTCAAAACCAGGTATAATAATTCCACACTGACTTACAGTAAACTCATTACCTGGACCAGGTGAGGCCATACCTTCAGGTAGATTAGTAGATGCTGTTAATTCTAACCCTTGAAAGTTAAAAGATACTGGAGATATATTTTCACCTCTTGAATCTACAACTGAAGGAAGAATAGTTGGAATACAACCTGTCACCTCATCTTGATTTAGAATATCTACATTTGCACAATTACTTGATGAAGATAACCAAACTATTCTATCTGGTATATTATATGCAACAGTAGCAATGTAATTTGGTTCTTGAGTTATATCATATACATCTCTTGTTTCTGGCTGTAATACTTGCAATGTTCCATTTAATCCCCATAGAGGCATATTGAAATTTGGTCCGAAGACAAACTCAGGTACACCAATATTTTGTAATTTTATTTCTGGTTTTAGTAAAGATAAAGCCAACCATTGATTCTCGTCTGTACCTTCTGGAGGCAATCCAACAAATTGTTTTATGTAATTTCCATTAGTATTCTCATCAGCAGGAACTAGTGGATTACCAGAAACTCTAAGAGAAACAATAACATTATTATCAGTAGTAATAAATAATCCTAGATTTGAATAATATCCAAAATTATTTTGCGTAAATTTAGTTGACTGCTCTGCTATTTTATTACTTCCTGTTAATGTTAAATTACCAGGTGATGATATATCCCAAGAACAAACACCAACATATGCAGATTCTTCTATTTTATCACTAAATCCAACAAGTAATGTATTATTGTCAGCAGTTACTCCTATTGATTGTACTTCATCTGAAAAGTTTTGAGGTAATGTAGGTGTAACTATAATAATTTCTCTAACATAAGATAAAGTTGGAGGAGTTGTTGAATGATTTATATCCCACTCTCTAATAAATCTATCACCAGTTCTCGCATCTGTTAGTCTACGTCCAGAAATCCATAATTTATCTGAAGTAGTACATATAGCTTTGTCAATATCGTTATTATCTGAACCATTTTCAAAATCATTAGGTACTAATATTACACTTGAAAGTCCTGTAGAAGGATCAAAAGTAGCTATTTGTCCAACATCACCACCGTTTGAAGACCATAAACATTCAGTAAGTGTAGGAGGTTTGTCTGTACTGGTAGTAGTTGTTGTTGGTGCAGCAGTTGTTGTAGTTGTAACATTACAAAGAATGGATCCAGCAAAGTCACAATTTGGTGTAGCACAAGTATAAATGTCTGTTGTAAAAGGTGTACACGAAGCACTTAAATCTAATAATCTAACAGTTATAGTTCCATCAGGAGCAGTTACCTCATATCCTGCCAATAGATTAGCTTTAGAAACAGGACCAGTTGTATTAAACGGTGTGGTAAATCCATCAACGTTAGAATACAAGTCAAAAGGACCTGAATCTGCACCTGCTAAACTTAATGTTATAAATATTGTCATTTTTTACTTATTGTTTTTTGATTTTACTATACTCCATAACCTAATTATTAAGGTGCTGTTGTTGTTGTAGTAACTGTTGAATTACATCCAGATATAATTTCATCTTGTATTGTTTGTGCATCTGAACTACTATTCCAAGATCCACCAGTTTGTTCTGCTAGTTCTCTCCATGGGTATATACCAAGAAGAGCTCCTACTGTATTTGGAAATGGACCACCTTGTAAATCAACCCCTGGACCTAGAACAAAATATTTAATTCCATTTGCATTAGCGTATGTTATCATATCTTGTATTCCATTCCAAGTAGGTATATCAAAATAATCTCTAGTGCTTCCTGGAAAGTTATCAGTTATTATAATAATATATTTTGCAACATTTGACCTAAATGCTCCTGCAAAATTTGATTCTGTAATTAATTTAGAAACATAGTCACAAGGCTCTGGCCCAGCTGCACCATAACCCATTCCTACACAACAGTTGAAACCATTACATGAAGGATCTACTCCTCCATTTAATTTTTGAAGTTGTGTATTAAATGCTGCTTGATTACTATCATTAAATTTTTCCCAAACAGTACTTACAATATCTGTTCCAATATTTCCGGTAAGTATTGGGTTTAGAGATTCAAAAGGTCCTTCCACTAATCTTTGAGATTCTGGCAATAGTAAATAATCAACACAATTTGCATAACGTGTTTCCTCATGGGTATCAAGAAGTACTTGATCACTAGTAGTTAGAGCTAATCTATACCCACCAGCACCAGCTTCAGTAGCAATTGTATTTACAATACCTGCTACTCCTGCTTTTACATCTTCGATTTCTTCAGCCATAGAAGCTGTATAATCAAATACAAATGCTACATCTAATCCATCTATACATGGAATATCAACAGGAGGACTGCTAGATGTTGTAGTAGTTGTTGTAGGAGCAGTTCCAGCACACACATAAAAATCAATAATTACTCCTACAACCTGTGTTCTAGATATATTACTAAGTACTAATTCTTCAATACCACCACTTTCTGCTGTGATGATAGTTGCTCCACGATGACTACTTGGGACATTTTGTACACCTTGTATATTAACTTGATTTGCATTTACTTGTATTGTTTCGTATGTAGGATCTACACCAGGTGTCGTGCAACAGGACATCATTTGCTCACCTATAATTGGAGTCAAAGATTCTATAGATACAACTTCCATCTCACCAAGCTGATCTCTATTATATCCCCATGAAGCTGAAGCAAATGCTATACTGTTTATAGGAGGATTAAACTGCATAGTTAATACTCCATTAACTTTTAATGAAAAACTTGCACGTGTGCTAGTATTTGTTCTATTTATAAAATATCCATCACATAATTCATCTGTTCCTATGGGACTATTATCATGTTGTGTAAGACCAGTATATGTTGTAGTTAACACTACACCATTAGATAATGTTTTTGTTCCATTTCCTGTTACTGCATTAGGAAAGCCTTCTGGATTATTTGTATTAAATGGTTCGTCACATGAAGCAACTGGAGGGAAATCTCTAACTTGGAAACATCCTTCCACTCTACAATCTGGATCTAAAGTAGTTGTACTTGTAGTTGTTGAAGTTGTTGGTAGTACAGTGGTTGTAGTTGTAGTTGTACTTGATGTACTAGTTGTAGTTGTAATTGGGTTTGGTACCACAGTTACACAACATGTAGTAATTTCACACACTGTAGGTGTATTACATCTACTAACACAACCAGAAGTTAATCGAATTACTTTAGCAGCAATATCATTAACAGAAATTGTCCCAGCATAACTAGGATTGCAATATTTAAAAGTTAAAATACGTTTGTATGCTAACAACTGAGAGATAGTGTACGCAGGCACATCTCGACCTAACATAAATACAACATTGTTGTACATGTTATTGCCAAGCTCTGCAAGCTTACAATCTATACTCTTAAGTAAGTCAGGTATCTTATGACAGTCCTGACAGTTTGTTAATCTAGGTGTTAACATAATACTTTGTGGTGTTTATTGTCCTTTTTTTGAATTACCGTTACAGTGAGCACATAGTCCGTTTGTTAACTGACATCCACATCCCACTTTTGCTCCACAATTTGCACATTGAGCCATATTATCTAAAGTTTATTACATAGTTGTTCCCTGAACAACCACAGTTGGATTTTAAAAACTTATCAAGCATGTTATCTGCTTGGTTATATAATTTAAGAGCTTCTGTTTCTGCACAATTATTTGCAGATGCTAAAGCTCCTTGTATGAAAAAATTAATTGTATTCAAATTTACACTAGCTTGGGTTTTGAGTGCCATATCACATTGCATCAGATCAAGCTGTAAAAATGCATTGTCAAACTTCTCTTGTAGTTTATCAACACGCATTATAGTTTTCTCTACATAATTTAAATATGCTGGAGCTATTGAATATTTTAAATGGTATATACCATCAGGTAATTTTTGTTGGCATCCTGCTTCAGTTATTCCTAAAGTGTCAGAGCCAAATATATTTGTATCCAATGGTACAAAAGGTAGAATCTTTTTACCAAAGTTTGGTACCTCTATCTCAATAGTAGGAGCTGATACAATTGGTGGACTATCAGGATAGATAGACGCATCTGTAACAGCAAGTATATTGACACTATAACTAGGAGGAACTATTATATCTAATTGTAGATTAGCTGCCATATTATTGTTTTAAAAAAAATGCCAGAGGATATGAGATAATCCTCTCACCTCTGGCATAGGTTTGTTATTATTTATTCTCTGCCTAGAAGCAGTACTGTTAAGCACATACGTTGTTATCAACAACAGTTCCTAGAGCAGCTTCTAATATTGTCTCCATAAGAGCAGCAATACCACTAGTAGTAGCGTTTGGTACAGCGAGAATCACAGTGCTATCTTGCATTATGTAATCTCCCCATTGGTAAGCAGACTTATCTAATTGATTAAATCGGATGTAGTAGCTATCGTAAATGGTTCCATCAGTTACATAAGACTCAAAGTTCTCATTGTATCCACCTTTTCTGTATAGAGATTTTAAGTATCCAGCTTGGTAGCTATAGAAGTTTTTCTCTAATTGCTTAAATTCATCAGCAGTTCCTGATGGATAGTTTGATGTTTGTGTCACTGTAGCAGTTGCAACAATATTACAAGCATCAGCAACAATAAAGTCAGCAGTTGTAGCAGGTCCATCGTATACAAAAGTACTGAAGTACATTCTGTCATATTCCCATGGGAATGCTGCAACATCACAAGGCTGTCCATATTTAGTTAATGGCTTACCTGTAATTCTAAGTGTAGTTCCACCAACATTAGCAAATGTAAAGAAACTATTAAAAGAAACATTCTCTGGATTATTTCCTGGAGCTTGTTGTTCTAATTTAGTAATAATTGAGTTAATTAATGCATTTACATCTACATCAGTACACACATCACCACCACATTCACAACATGGAGCTTGTACAGTTACTGATCTAGTAAATCCGTTGAAGTAAAGAGTGTCAATGTAAGATGAGTGAGCTCGTAATGTTAAAGTTACTACTTCACCACATTGTACTTTGAAACCAGTTACATCAGTGATTTGATTTGTTACGGTAGCACATCCTGATACTTTGTACCATTCAGTTACATTTGAATTACAAGATGCTCCAGCTGTTGGACATCCTTTAATTTTGTCAGACCTCTTAGATCCTTGAAGATAGGTATTTGCTCTACCTTGTGCTACATAGAAGTAAGGGGATGCTGCTATATTTGCAGCGGTTGCAAGAGCATAATCACTCTTGAAAAACCCTACTTGACCTGCAGTAAGATCTTGAGTCGAACCAGAGCTAGGGAGTGCGGTTTGCCCTACTGGCACCACGAATAACGTGGTTAATGAAAAATCAGACATATTTTATGATTTAAGGTTAATATTAATTTTTATTCATTTGTTTGTATTCTAAACTGTGCACTTTGCACAGCAGAACTGTTTTCTGTATACATTGCAAGATTTTGAACTGTTAAATCTAGAAGTTCATCTTCTAAATATTCTTCAAGCTCACAATTTTGATTAGTGGATGGAGTACCGTCCATCATAATATAACCTGTTTTGTTAATATAAACAGGATATCTCATATACATTATGTAAATATCTTTGGGAGTAAATGTACCATCAGTATATATACTAATAGAATTAGATGATATAGCATTTAAAGTTTCTTGATACTCAAAACTAGGCTTGTAGTGATCATTATTAAGTAATAGAGATAAGTCTCCATGTTTACTTAAATCTTTGTTGATCCATATCTTACGATCTTTGCACCTACCTTTATCTGCTAATACGTAACTATCTACATAAAACATATATTTAGGTTTCAGTAAAGTTAGATCAGCATCCCATTGATGTAGTTCTTCATTAGTTTCCACTAACGATAATGGTTGATTTTTAAAATCTATAACTAAATTTTGTAAATCTTCATACCTTTTTTTAAAAGCGTCAAAACCTAACTTGTTAGGAATTGCAAAACCATCAACTTTTTGTTTTATCAACTTAATCTGAGCCTCATTCAAAGCTAAGATTTTGTCTTCTAATTGAATCTGTTGATGCTCGTTAGTTGATAGTTTATTTAGTTTTTGGTCTATTTTGTATAATAAACTATCTACTGGTATCATAATAATGCTATTTTTTTAGCTACATTAGAAGTATAACATAAAGTATTATCTTCATCTATTTTACAATTTCCTTTTTCAAATTCATCTAAAAGGATTTTTTTTATTCTTTTATCAGTGTTTGGATATAGCTTTTCAAAATCTTCTTTAAAGCTCATACTACACCGAAGCTAGCTTTTTTGTTTTTAATTTTCCTTCTAATGTCAATAACTCATCTTGGTTATCTTCATCAGCTAAGAATTTAATTAACTCTTCTTCTTCTTTTGCTATTTCATACTCACCTTCATAGACTCTTCCATTTGGCTTAACTCTATATATTGAGTGTTGTATAGCTTGTTTAACTAAATCTTTAATATGGAGTAAATTTTCTTTCATGTCAGCAAATCTTGTAAACACTTCAACAGGATTTAATCCTTTAAAGTTACCAGACTGTACTTCTGACTGCTTTAACATATTGTCTACTTTATTGTATACAACTTCTTCTTTTGTATCATCCGTAACAGGAAGACCTAAAAGTCTTGCAACTTTTTTCTTCTTTTCAGGAGTCATACCATCAAACTTAATAATAGCTTTATTAATTAGTTGCTTTTTCTTAAACACTAAAGCATTTTCAATATCATCATTCACTACATAAAACTGTGTATCTGCAGGAAACTCTCCTCTTTGCCAAGCTTGATAGGAAGAAGCAATAGTTGGATGAACTCTTAACCAAGCAAATGCTAATTCTTGCATTGCCATTGTTAGATCGTAATAGTTATCACCATCTAAAAGTTTTACAGGTTGAACATGTAACTGATCATTTGTTCCAGTGGATAATCCATAGTTCCAAAATTTAGCTCTTGGTCCTAAATCAATATCTCCTAAAACAGATTGTAATTTATCTCGTAATTCTGTAACTCTTTGAATTTCAAGTTCTTTTTCTGTTGGATCTTGAATTCTTTTAATGTATCCAGCATTAGGATCTAGACCTGTTCTATATTGACCATCTAGTTCCTTATAAGGATATTTAAAAACTCCAGTTCCTGGAATTCGTGTCATTCCCTGTTGTGCAAGATTACTATCCATCGTTTGCAACTGAGAACTATTGTATTCTCTCTTTATAGTAGAGATTTTTCCTAATTTACCCATAATGTAGTTATTAATTTTTTTGGTTTAATTCTTAGTTGAGCACTCTGATCAAACAGATAGGATCTTAGTCCAGTGCTCTAGTTGAGAAAGTAGTCCCCTCTGAGGAGGGACAGTGTGGGATGAGGGGACACTTCTCGGATATTATTTATTAGAACTGTGGAATTTCTTCTATTAATACAGTTCTAGATAAGTCCTCAATGAATACATCACAACGATCTTTCATCCATAGTTCATATCCTGGGAATTTATTAGCAGAGCTCATACCTTGAGATTTTGCAAATCCTAAGTGATGACGAGTTCCATCAATATAACCCCAAGTCATAGAAGGTGCACCCTTCATACGTACTTCACGGATATTGTTGATCATTGATCCATCAGACTGAGGAGATACATCAAATACCATAAATACAGGTGTAGACTTTTTGTTTTGTCCAAATTCTAAGTTAGTTTGTGGTAAATCTAACTCTCTTAAGTGAACAAGTTCTACACGTCCAGTCTCACGAGTAACCATTGCATCAAATGCAAAGTTATAAGTGATGTTTTGTCCAGACCCTTGCATATATCTGTCTCCAGAATCTGCACTAAAAGTTAATCCAGAATTAAGTGCATCGTCTTTTAAAGCTTGTTGGAATACATCGAATCCAGCTTCATTAGTATACATTTTAACTCTACGATCTTTAACATCCACTCGTCTGTAGAATAAATCTCCAAATACTGAACGAATCAAGTTAGCTGAAAATTCTCCACGGTTGTATTGTACTAAGTTTCCGTTATTTCTCATTCTGTGGTATACACCAGCAGAAGTTCTTTTTAATTCTTGCTTAGAACCATTAGTCTTAACTGTTCCAGGCTTAGCCCAGATCATTCTCTTAACTTTTAATTCTATCATAGACTTACGCATCCAGAACTCAACGAAAGGCTCCCATTTAACATCATTACGAGTTAATGGTAATTGATTACGTCTTTGTGGTGCATATACTAAGATGTCTAATGGCTTACCAGAAGCATCACGCATCATTTTATCATCAGCCCATTCTGTAATTTTGTGCTCATAACCATATGCAGAACCTAAAGATTCAAACATTGTGATTTGCTCACCTAATCTTGGAAGACCTAATAAATCTTGATCAAATTCACCAATTGCAGCATCAACTAATTCTAGTTCAATACCTATTGCTAAGAATGTAGTATTTACAAAGTCAACTGTTGGGTTGTCACTTACTAATGTAAATGTGTAAATAAATCCAGCATTCCAAGGCTGTGGATCTTTAATTACGTAGAAACGTGGTCCATACTGACGTGTTCCTACAGAAATGATAGCATTTTTAGAGAACTCATTAGTATCTAAGATAAGTTGGAACTCTTGTCCATCAATACCCACTTTACCAGTTCCATCAATGATGTTCTGTGTAGATGTTGGTACATCAAGAATTTTTGGAAATTTATAAGGGACTGCTATGTTCCATTTCCACGCATCGCTGTTTGTGTCAATGAAATAAGGAGTACTCTTATTGATCATGTCTAAGAAATCATTGCTATACAATGATGATTGAGTGTACAGACTAATGATTTTTTTATCATAGTCCGCAGGCTCTGAAGAGTGAAAAGACTCTAAGTGGTTTGAATCTGTAAGTTTACCTACAGCACGTTTGTCCATAGACGCTACTCGTGCATAAGTAAAACCAGTTAAACCTGGGATTGTTTGAATTGCCATTTTTATTCGTTTTTGTTAATAATTACTATTTATATAAACCATGAATTAGGTTTTGTTTTCTTTCCTTGTGACTTTATAGTTTTAGCTTTAGTCACTTGTCTTGCTACCTGACCGAACAGTTCATTAGATTTTTTAGTTATCCCTGTTCTTTGTATTGTAGATAGTGTAGGATCTTTTTCTAATACCTTAAGTAAAAGCCCCACTTTTACTTTCATTTCATGGTTCTCAGGTCTTTTCAAATCTAAGATAGCACGATCAAAGTCAGTGAGATTTTCTCCAGCAGGAGTTTTCCACTTATCTACCAATAGGAAGTCTTGTAGTTCGTTTGCTAAATTGTTATTGATTGGAATACCATCAAACTCTTTTTCTTTTAGCTTATCAGTAAGGATTGTCTGAACATTCTGAACATACTGATTTCTAATTGCAGTTTTTTGTTCTTGAACATCTTGAGCTTCCTTATCTAATTTTTGAAGCTTAATAGCTTCTTTCTTTACTAGCACTTTATGATGTCTAGTAGCTACGGATTCTAAATCACCGTAATTTTCTAATCTTTCAATTTCTTTACCTATGTCTTCTGGTTCAAACCCTTGATCAGCTAGAGCTTGTTTCATTATTGATTTTTGATTTTTCTCTTTAGATAAATCCATCTCAGAAAAACTTACTATTTGATTATATGTTCCAAAATATTCTTTTGGATCAGCACCTTTTACAAAGATTGATTCAAATGCGTTTTGGTAATCTTCTCCAAATTGACCAATGAAGTTTTGAACTAATTCAGATGCTCCTTTTTTCTTCTCAGCAGTAAATCTATCTAAGAATTCCTCAGCTGTATTTATTGATATTTCTTCATCTTCACTATTCTTAGTAAAAATACCTAGATCAAATAAGTCTCCTGCTAATGCTGAAAATTGAGTTCCTTCTTTAGGATCTTCATCTTCACTATCATCAGTTTCTTGTTCAGCTTCAGTTTCAGTTTCTTTAACTGGTTCTTTCTTTTCTTCAACTTCTTCTTCTTCTTCAACATCACTTAAAAAATCAGCTATTAAGGATTCTCCTGTTTGCTTCTCTTCATCAGTTTTACCGTCAACACTTTTTGGAGGAATTATATCCTTTCCTTTCTTTGGACCATCGTTAGCTTCTTGTTTTGGAGTTTCCACTTCATTTACAATAGGCTCAACATCTTCAGGATTTCCTGAAGCAGTTTCTGGTGCAAGTAAATCATTCAATAATTGTGAATCACCTGCGCCTGTTTCCATAGTATTTTGAATACCGAAGTTATCTAAATTATCAGACATATGTAGTTTATTTTGTTACTATTTGGTTTTCTTATGTAAAAATATAAGAAGAGTATATAATATCAAAACATTATATGCACATTATTGGAACTTTTTTAAATAATATAGCATTAATATTTATACCCCTCCTAATTTAATTAATTAGTTTTTCTTATCTCTACCTTTTGCATTCATTTTAGCAACAGCTAGATCGTTTGCTTGATTGTCACGAGCTAATTTAATCTTTTCTCTTTCAATCTGTAGTTTCTGTTGAGCTAAACTATTCTTTGACATAATATCAGCCATTTTACCATCATAGTTCTTCTGAGCTGTAGATTGTTGTAAAGCTAATTTTTCTATCTCTAATGAATCTGGAGTACCAGAATTATCTAAATCAGCACTCGCACCACCTTCTTTAGACATTGCATTTATCATTGCAATTTCTTTCTTGTTTATACGATCTAGTTCATTTTGATAATTTTCATTTGCTGTTTTTGCAGCAGTCATTTGTTCTGCCTGTTGCATTTGAGCTTGTGCAATTTGACCAGCTTGTTCTTGTTGCTGTTGTTGCATTTGCATCTGTTGCTCTTGCTGTTGAACTTGTCTATCTCTAAGATCTTTGAAAGTTTTCTTCATCTCTCTCATAGACTTAGTACTATATAGTTCAATAACATCATAAAGTGTACCACCATTTTGTATAATAGCTTGTGACAGTTGTCTGAGCTCATTAAACATCTGAGTGTCTTCTGGTCTATTAGTTAAGAATACTTTAAGGTCTCTAAGTTTTAATTCTGTTCCATTCACTTGAACAAATGCAGACTCTCCTTCATTAGTTATATATGATAGTGTAGATTGAGGTTTTGTGCTTTCTGTATACAAAGAAGCATCTACAATAGCTTGATACAATTGACCCATTACATACTCGTGTGCAATAAATAGAGGCTCTGTTTGAGAGTAACTTTGTTGCATGGCAGTTTGAGTACCTGTAGCTGTTTCTGATGCAGATATAGATCCCATACGCTGTCTAGACATACCTATAAGTTCCCAACATTCTAGTTTCATTTGTTGAGCTAGTGTATATCTTGATTGTATTTCTTGTGTACGTGTAAGATCTAATGATGTAAACTGATTAAATGAGCTTGGAGCTTTTAAGTTCTCTGGACTATCATCTATAAATACTACACCACGTTCTCTAGCTTCCATTTCCCAAATATCAAGTGCATCTTGCGCATCTCCATCTTTAGGAACAGGTATATGTCTAAGTGACATCAATTGCACCTTACCAACTTCTTTTTCTAGAAGCTTATATAACTGGTTCATACAGACGTTATAAATAACTTGGAAGGGTTTCATTAGATCTACTAGAGATCGTGCCTCTGTGTTCTTTACTTCGTACGTAGTACCTATAATAGGACAGTAATCTAGCAATGAATATGGTTTTACATGATATATGTCTGGTCCAATCTTTGTTCCTTGATACCATTGATTAATCCATCCCCATTCTAAAGATATTTGCGTAGGCATGTCTCCTGACTTATATGATTCATTTACAAGTGTAGACTGCTCATTGCCCATTTCATCTGTATAAATAAGCTTACCTATTTTCTTCTTAGATACCCAATAACTTTGTATCACTACATACTTATATCCAAATGAAGAAACATTATCACTTAATCCTAAGAAATCTTGAAGACCATCATTGTTTTCTTTCATTTCACTTTCAATTAGCATACGTGTCTGTAATACTAAAGGATCATAAGTGTCATAGTTAATTGAATCTATACCAGGATCAACACTAGAGTTACCTAAGTTAGATTCTCTTACATTTATAAGACCATAATCTTGCAATGAAGTTCTTAAATGATCTATCTCATCTTTTGTAAGATCTGGAAACGCTTCTATAATTTCTGATATTTCCATAACCTTCACAGTACCAGCAGCATACGCTCCTTGTTTTCTACCTGAAGGATCAGATATATATTTTTTATCTGGAGTTGTTAAAAACCAAGTGTTTTTTGGATTAAGAACTTCTACATTATATCCCACTTTAGAATTATCCTCATATATATGATAAAACTCTCTTGCAGATATTAATAAGTCTCTAAATGCATCTTCACTCTTTTCTTTCAGGTTGAAGTCTGCCTTTTGACATGTAAGTGTGTGATTAGCCCATTTTTCAGCTACTGAAGTGTAAGAGTCTAATTGATCTTTAACTTGTTCAAATGTTATCTTATCTAAGTCTTCTTCTGCTATTTCTTGTCCAGATATTGCAGCTTTTGCCATTACCTGTTCTTTAACTTGAGATATTACATAAGCTTTTAATGTATCAGTTTTAAACTGAAGCTCTTGAGCTTGACTATCATCATCAAACGCTTTCACTCTAAATGAATCTGGTCTCTTGGATATTTCTCCTACAAGTTCATTTACAGGTGTAGTCATTATTGAATAATGCTTTACATAAGATGGAAGACTTAAATCTTGCTGTAACATATCTGTAAAACTTTTAACTTCAGGTTCATCAATTAAGAAATCTTCCGTTCTTAATATACCTTTCATTAAATCATAGTTTTTTACAAACGTTTCTCTATTCTTTATGTATTCTGCGTAAGCTCTGTTTGCGAAGTAATCCATTGTATTCTTGATCCAACTGTCATCTTTCTTTTGCTTTTCAGTTTTAAACTGATCAGGAAAGATGTTTAGGTAAGCATATCTTATGTTTTCTTCTTTTGTGTATCTTATAATTGCCATTATGAAAAAAGTTTGTTTTTCTTTCTGTTAAAAAGTCCTCGTGACTCTGTAAACATCTTATTTTTTTTGTTATTGTTAAGCATAGATGTTAATCTAATATCTTGCTTATCTCCTACCTTTCCTAAGATGGGGTCAAGCTTCATAGCTAGCGCAATTGCTAACTCAGCTGCAATGATTCTATCAAAGTTACCTGATTCATTATATTGTATCATTTCTTCTAACAATACAGGATCTAGTACTTTAGCCATACCTTTTGTTTGAGATATAACCTCTCCATCATCATTAGTTTCAGAATGTATTATTTCTTCTGTATATTTTTTTAAACATCCGTGTAAGAAATCTCTAATCTTTTCTGAAGACCTATGTATACCATAGTCACGTCTAACTGTAGTGGTAGGAACTATTTCTTTTAGCCAAGTTGGCTGTCTTTCAAGATATTGAGAGTCTCCTTTACTAATCATATGATCTATAAAAGAAATCTCATCATTTTCACAAAGCGCTCGTGCATTAAAATACTTTATTAGGTAACGAGCTTGGTTTTCCCATGTTTCTTTCTTGTCTGGTCTGGCACAATAGCTAGCTACAAACATATCCTGGTACTTATCACCAGATATAGCATGCATACGCTTATATATGTACACAGAACCTAATGATGAACTATATGCTGATTTTCCCTGTCTATAAGGGTCAATACCTGCAACATATAGGCCATATGGAGGGTTTTCCATAGGGAATTCATAAATAACCACAGGAGCATCTTTCATATCAGTATGCTTTAGTGGAAAGTTTACAATAGGTCTCTTATCTGTAAACTCATGTTTTACACCTTCTCCATCATCGTATAATATAACAGGTGTACCTGTTCTTTCATTCTCTATAAGTCTAGACTTTTGACGTTTAGCTGCACTTATATCGAATATATTAGTGTCCTCATTTAAAAATATATCATCTACCTCTTGTGGATAATACATCTTTTCTTTTAGATATGCAAGTCTATCACCTGCTTTCTTTAGACGCTCTAAATTATCATTTGTTACTTTATCTGCTTTCTCTTCGTTAGACACCATCATTGGTATCTTGTTTAATACAGAACTTTTAGGCTTTTCTAGAAAGGCACCAAGACTACTATCTTCCTTAGCTTCCATTCTATATTTATGTGAGATGAATAATCCGTGAATACGTCTTTCATCTTTTGCATTGTTGTATGTAAGAAAGTTAAAGTTCTCTACATCAAACATTAAAGACTTAGCATCCATAAACTTCTTCATATCTCCACCTGTTCCTGTAAGAATAGGACTACAACCCCAACCAAATGGTGTAGTAAATCCAGGTATTGCTGCCTGTAATCCTCTTAAAAAGCTTCCTTTACCTATTTCATCAATAATTAGTCTACGAGGTTTTGTACCTGCAATAGCTTCCTCATTATTACCATCATCTAAGTTACGAATTAAGATCTGTGAAAAAGGTATTCTTTCTCCACCTCTAGTTTTTATACCTAGAGTTACTTGATTCTTCCAGTTATCTTCTACTCTCTGCCACCTCCAAGCTTTAGGTAAGAAGTTTAACCCTTTGTCTATTTTATCTGTAATTAACTTAATATCAGGAGCATTTAGTCCTGCAATAATGTTTTGAGAGTTCTCATCAAAGGTTGCACCTTGAGCAATGTAGCTTGCTTCTATAACAGACTTAGCAAAACGTCTAATTCCTAGAATAACTAGTCCTTTCTTTTCTTTATGTGCTCTATCTATTTCATTTGTTACAAGCCACTCGTTATCTCTAAGTAGTGGATTAGCATACTTTTGATTAATTCTACCATATTCATCTATGATATCTACCTCTGTATGCCAAGCATTTAAGTGCCAGTATAAGAATGGATTAATATAAGTACCATCCATCATGCATCCGTTCATGCATAGTTCTTTATGAAAGTTGTAAAAAGATTTATACTCTTCAGATTCTTTATCAGGAAGTCTCTTCTGATTAATCATCCAATCTTTATAGTCTATACTTTTTATCTCCATTATTTTCTACTCTTGATAAAATCCTCAGCCATACTTCCTAACTCCTGACCACCTCTAGTCTCCACTTTCTTCTTCTCTTCCTTCTCACGTAACTTATCAACTTGTTCTAATAAAGATAAATAGTTCTTCATTGTATCTTGTACAAACTTTCCTTGAGATTCTATACTTGCAACAACCATTGGAATTGATCCTCCATTAGATGTTTCTTTGTACTTCACTCTATCTTCAAGCTTATGTAGTGGGTTAGCATCAACATACTCTTTCCAAGAGCTTAGTTGTTGTTCTGCCCAATCTAATTCAGCATTTATGTATGTAGTTTTCTTTGCCATTTTGTTGTTCATTCCACTCGTCTCCCCAAAATATGAAAACGAGATTATTATTAATAGAATTCATCTTCATCAAAACTTAAATCCATACCATCTCTTATTATCTTATCCACTTCAAAGTTATCATCAGATAAATCCACTGTATTTAATTTAGATTGGTAGTTTTTTAGTAAAGAGTAAAATTTATTGTTAGTTAAAGACCATATATCTTCTCCATCTAAAGCTGTATCTATATGTTTACCAAGAGGAATCTTAGGGTGATTGTCTGATAATTGATTAATAATATCTACAATTTTTTGCATATATGTTCTTGATGATTTGATTTTCATTAGTTTATTTATATTAAATCATTAATATCTTCGTCTGAAAGGGGTTTAGTTTCTTCATCTTTACTGTCTACATCTTTATATTCCTCTTCTGTAAAAAAATATTCTAATTCTTCATCAGCACTCTCTTTAGCCTCTTCATTGTTATCAATATAGTATTCTGGTCGAACAGTCACCTTTATAATGTCATTCTCATCAGTGTCTGTACGTTCACCTTCTATATCTATAAAATCAGCACCATCTTGAAACAATTGACTCAATACATCAATTAAAGATACAATAGGTACTTTATTCAGCCTTAGTGGATTTTTCATAATTTTCTTCTTCTTCAGATGTTAGTACTGCCTCCCATTTATTTATAGGACATGAGCAAGATAAGCATTTAGTCTTTGCAGATAATGTACATCCACAACTTATACAATGTGCATCTGGTCTTACTGTTTTATGATTCTTAGAATGATTCTCGCAACTATTGCATATGTCCATTCTCTCATTACTAACTTCTGCAATTTTATCTTTTAACTTTTCAGGAGGTATTAAATTGTTTCTCCATCCTTCATATATCTCAGATAGTTTTATCTTCATCGTCTTTTATTTTTGGCTTTAATGAATTTAACGTTAGATTTATAGAGCTAAGTTTACTTTTTATAAAGTTAGATCTTTTTAATGAAATAACCTCATTATCTAGTATCTTTTCGTAAGCTGCTTTTATATCAATAAGATTCTTCACCTTAGTGACAGCTTTCTTTTTATTAAACAAAAACTTACCGTAACCAGAAATCTCTATACTATTGTTTTCCTTTAGTGCATCGTGAGCACTATTGAACTGATGATTTATCACTTGATTGAGCACGACTTCTGACACTACTAGCTTTGTTGACATCTTCTTTATCAACCTCTCCTTTAATGACAACTTCTTTGGTTTCTTCATTGTGCAATATTCTAATTACTAGATTTAAATTTTTTTTGAAGTCTATTACAATAACAGGATTGACACTCACCTTACCAGAGTCCTTTATAAAGATTCCGATTTTTTTGAGTTTTGATACAATATTATTAATCGTAGCTGTAGTGGTGTTATACTCATCACAAAACTGTGATCTTACATTAGCATAAGATATGTTTCCTTTTACAGCTGTAAATGCTACCAACTCTATTTCTCTTTTAGTGAGATTTAAGTTATTAATAGCAGATAGTATAGAATAATACTTTCTTGCCACTGCATACTTATCTTCCATTCCTTTTCTTAGTTCTTGGATAACTGTATTTCTTTCTTCCATGATTTAGTTAATTCATATACAAATATACAATAAAAATCTATATACACAACATCTTGTAAATTTCAATGCTATATTATGTACTATTGTTCTTAACATATCTTTAAAATTAGAAGTATAAGAAGAACCCACCCACCCACCAAAGGTAAATGTTTTTTACCATGCCAACCAAATTTTCTGAAAACTTTTTTTTCAAAAACGCCCCACCCCACCATGTGTGTACGATAGGAGACCCCTCCCCTTCGAGACCCCACGCATAAATTGCAGGTTGGGGGATAATCCCCCATTTAATGTAACTGCAGTCCTAAAAAACAGAAAAATGGATACAAATTTAATTAAGTGGGAAGAACGTACCCAAACAGAAAGAGAAACTATTGGTACACTATTACAGGTGTCTAAAGGTGCAGACATTAATATTATTCCTCAAAACTTTGAGGCAGTGCCTGACCTCAACGGTAAGATTGTGAACGTAATGCTTGTTATGAAAGACAGTGATGGTAAATCTGCTTCAATTACTTGTTCTCCTAATGTGAGCAAGTTATTTCGTGCAAAACAAATTACTAAAGGTCAATTAGCAGGGTTCCCTGTTTGTCAAGTTGTTAGTAAAGACGGAGAAATCTTTGCTCAAGTTCAGATGCCAAATGGTGCAGGTCTTATTACCATTGGTGCTTTCACTAAAGTGGAAGAGTACGTGGTAAAAAGTGTTAGTAAAGAAGAGTTAATTGACTTCTAAGAAGTCTCTTACAAGGGGGCTAACGCCCCTTTTTTTATATATAGGGTGGGAAAGATAAGGGTGGGCCTTAAAAAAGCTAAATACTTACGTGTTTTGTGTGTGTAA